GGGTGCCGTCCGTCGACCAGTCCATCCGGGGAGCGGCGGCGGTTGAACCATCGTTCGGCGAGCCGGATCGTGCCGGCGAACAACGGCCGACCCGGTGCGGGCAGGTCGACGAGCGGGTCGGCGGTGAAGTTGTAGCCGCCGGCGTGCGCGTCTTCGACGTAGGCGACCGCGACCGCGAGCCACGTGCCGAGGGCGACGTCGTCGCGGGTGTCATCCTCGGCGAGCCCGAGATCCTCCTTGAGCTCGCGGAGTTGCGGCGGCCACGGCACGGCGGATCACCCGCCCTTTCCTGCTGGGGGAGGTAGGGACGGGTGATCCGCCGGCGGTGTGCGGGCGGGGGACTAGTCGGGGCGAATACCCGCCGCGCGGAGCTCAGTCACGAGGTGCTCATGCTCGAGCCCCTCGTCGAGCTTGACGCCGGCCTTGTCGGCGGCCTTGCGGACGTCGTCGAGGCCGGCAGCCTCGAGCTCGTCGGTCGCGGCGCCGGCCGTGCGAAGCCCGACCATGAGCTCGGCCTTCACGACGTCACCGTTGACGGCGACGCCCTTGTCGGCGGCGAGCTTGCGAAGCTCGCCGAGCTCGAGCCCCTCGAGCTCCCGCGGCTCCGGAGCCGGCTCTTCCTTCTTCGCGGCCGGCGTCTTCTTCGCCGGCGTCTTCTCGTCAGTCATGTCGTCGCCGATCCCTTCGCGCCGGGCTTGCCGGCGCCCTTGTCCGAGGGGCGCGCGTGGCGGAGCTTGTCTTCCGCCGACGCGCGCCCCTTCTCCGGATCCGCGGGCGGCTGGTCGAGCTCGAGGAGCCCGTGTCGACGGGCTTCCTCCGGAGAGAGCTCCTCACCCGCGGGATAGGCCAGGTACGCGGCGGCCGGGTCGTCGTGCTCGACGAGACGATCCTTGTCGAGCGTCCAATACAGCCGCCGCGGTACCCGGAACATCGATCGGTCGACGCTCATCGGTAGAAGAGCACGACCCGGAACTTGCCGGCCGTCAGCGCGGCGGTCGCAACCGTCACCTTGATCGACTTGCTGGCGGTGCTGGTCTTAACCGACGTCGCCCCGGTGCCGGCCGGAATGACCGACTTTCGGCCGGTCGACGACCACGGCGACGCCGAGTAGGCGGCCGCGGCGAGGATGTCGCCGGAGCCCTCGAGGTCCACCGCGACGGTCGCCGAGCCGCCGGAGGTGAGCGCGGTGTCGACCTCGATGTAGCCGCCGGTGACGACCGAGCCAATCGGCATGCCGGCGCCGAGCATCCCGACACCGCGCAGGGTGATCTGCCCGACCGCGCCGCCGTCGACGTCGAAGTCGTACTCACCCTGCGCGAGCTTAAGCTTGCCGGTGCCTTCGATAATTGCCATTCGCCTAACTCCCTTCGGTTCGCTTCGGAGTCGGCGACTACAGACCGGTGACGGTGCAGAACGCGGCCGGTCGGAAGCACACCAGGGCGACCCGCATATCGCAGCGGATCGCCTGCTTGCCCTCAATGAAATACGTCGAATGCGAGTTGCTGATCTGCACATCGACGCCGCGGCGAACCGCGAGCTGAGAGAAATTCGAGAAGTCGCCGACGAGCGCCGTGCCGGCAGTCTCGGCCTGCGCCCGCAACACCTGCAGTCCCCAAATGCGTTCGGGGCCGGCGTCGGACGGGTTGCCCCAAATGTAGAGACCGTCGGCGGTCCGCAGCAGCCGAACCGACTGCCAATCGGACGGGTTGAACACGACCGCGTTGGCCATGGCCTGCCCGGTGGTCTCCACCTTGACGATCGCCTTGTAGACGGCGTCGGGGACCGGGTCGGCGCCCTTCGCCTGCGTCTGGATGCCGACAACGTTGAGCAGCCCGCGAAGGTTCGGCGCGGTGCCGTTCCCGGTCAGGATCTGCGAGTCGAGCCGCTGACGCACCATGAACGGCAGCCGGTTGTCGATGTAGCCGCGCAGCTGCGGCACATCCTCAACCTGCTCGTCGGTGACCGGCAAGAAAACGCTGATCTTGCGGACGTTCGAAGACTGCTCGGTGAACGCGAGCGCAGCCTCGGCGTAGGTGCCACCCTCCGCCGCCTCAGCGGCGTTGTTCGTGAAGGTGGTCTCCTCCATGTACTGCACAGCGCTCTGCGAGGTCTCGACCTGCGGAATGAGCTGTGCAACCTGCAGCGGCCGGGTCGCGTAGTCGACGACGCGGTCGATGCGCTCGATCTCCGGCGCCCACCCGGCCGACGTCGTCATCAGCGTCTTGAGGTCGACGTCGATGCTCGCCTGCGGCCCGATCTTGCCCTGGAAGCCCTTGACCGCGGTCGAGTCGGCGACGAGCTCACCGAAACTCTTCCGCGACGACCGCCCGGCCGGCGGACGGCTGTCGTCGGTGCCGTCACCGGACTCGCCGGCGCCGAGCTCGGCGACCTTCGCGCGCTCCGCGGCCTTCGCGACACCGCGAAGGTTGTCGACCTCCTTGCCGAGGTCGGTGAGCTCGTCGTTGAGCTTGCGGATGAGCGCGGCCTTGTCGACGGTCGTGCCCTTGAGCGACTTGACCTGCGTCAGGTCCATGCCGTCGCCGGCTTCCTTGAAGATGCCGCCGAGCTCGGTCTGCTTGGCCTTGAGGGCGGCTTCCTTCTCCGCCAGTGCGGGGAAACTCATTTAGCTCTCCTGATTGTTCTGCAGCGAACGGAGGAACCGCGCCAGTTCACGCGCGGCGTCATCCTGGGGGGAGTCGATCCGGGAACGAAGCTTGCGGAGCTCGTCTTCCAGCATTTCCAGCCGGAGAATCGAGCCGGCCGCGAGCGTCTTACCCTTCGTGGCGCGGAGAGCCATGACATCCGCCGCACGGTTGTTAGCGGAGTAGACACCGGCCAAGACGGCGTCAAGCTCCTCGTAAAACTTCAACGACCCGGTGTCGCCGCTGTCGCGGAGCTCCGGGGGATCAATGTCGCCGTCCTGCAGGTGAGCGGCGAGGTGGTTGTACACACCGCGGCGATCCTCGTCGGGGACCGCGGCGCCCTTCGCGCCGTTGAGCACGGCGATGCCGATGAGGCACGCGCGCAAGTTCGCCTCGGCGAGCGGCCCGTGATGGTGCGGGAACGCGTAGCTGCTCTTCTGCTCCGGGTCGCCGTTCGGGTCGCACCATGCGTGCACCGACCGCAGGTCGGGGATGCTGTCGCCGAGCTCGAGGTCGGCGATATCCCACGCCTTCCGCACGACCGGCGACTCGTGGGGGCGGATCGCCGCCCGGTACTCCGACACGGCGACCGTCCTTTCCGCGAGCCGCTGGGCCTCACGCGGCTCGTAACCCTGATCGGTGAGCGCTTTGACGGCGAGCGTGCGGGTGTTCACGCCGGCGCCGACCAGCACCGGGGACACCTCGTGCACCTTCAGCCGCTTGAGGAAGCGCACCTCGCGGCCGTCGAACGTGCCATCTTCGGAGTCGAGCACATCGAACCCGTAAGACCATTCCTGCTGCCGGCCGGCGAGCGCCTTAACAACGGTGAAGTGGTCGCGGCCGGCGGTCGTGTCAAGAAAGAATTGTCCCTCGAGGATGGCTTCGCTCTTCGTCTGCCGGATTTTGCCCTTGCCGACCGGCAGGGCGCCGCCCCACGAGGTGTGCTGGTAGCTCGAGATGAGCACCTCTTCGCCGTCGGTGAACGCACCCGGCCGCGTGACGTCGCCATCCTTGTCGACGACGTCGAACGTGGAGAAAACGGCCTCGACGGTGCCGCGGTCGGCAGACTTGATCTCGACCTGCGAAAGGCTCTTCTTAGTCATTCCGAGATTCCGTTCGTCGGCGCGCCAGGACGCGTCTCTTCCCCCGAGCCCGGGGGTTGCAATTGGACCGGCAGTAGACCGGTATGCCGGCCGCGGAGCCGGTTAAGGTCACTCGTGAGCACGAATTCAACGACGGCGTCCGGCTCGAACCCGCCGTCGACGAGCGTGCGCATCGCCGATGCGTTCTTTTGCCGTATCTCCGCGAGGTCGGTCGCATCCTCGCGAAGGAACGCGATGTCGCGGTCGTCGAACCATAGCTCGGCGCCGGCCGGCGCGGCGACGAGCGTGCGCCACGACTCGGCGGCGTTCCGCCACCACGGCCGCAAAGTGGTGTTCGCGGCGAGCCGGGCGGCGGCGTGAAAGTTGCCGGAGTTGAGAGATGACCCCTGCAGTCCGTCGGACATGCCGAGCACCGTCGGATGCACGCCGGCAGCCATGGCGACACGGGTTTCCGACAGCCCTTGAATCGCCTTGAGGTTCATTTGCTCGAAACTTTGCGCGAGCGTACGGGCGTCGGCGCCGCCGGCAAGAAACAACGTTTTGTAGGCGTTCTCGACGCCGGTGTGCGCCGCCTTGAAAGCCGTCACATACTGCTGGAATTTCTCCGGCGAAACATCGGAGAGGGTCACGACCATTTGCGGGTTCGCGCCGTTTTCGAAGAATTTCGCCTTATGTACGGTGGCGGCCTTGTCAGCGCGCACCTCCGGCAGGATCGGCGTCAACCACGACATGCCGCGGTACCGCGCGCCGGGGTCAGGGATCGGCGCGAAGTGCACAACCTCTTCCGGGAGCAGCGTCACGGGCTCCGTGCGCGGCGTCCCGGTCCCGGTGGTCGCCGGGTCATACACATAACCGACGATCTTCGCGTCGAGCGCGTTCGGGTCGCCAGACGCCGAATCGATGACGAGCGTCACCCAGTCCGGCCGCATATGCGCGACGCGGCGCTCGCCGCGCGCCGACCGGCCGAGCCTGCCCTCGTTGTCAGCGACCGTCGCGTAATAGTTGCCGGCGAGCGAGGAAATAACCTCCATACGCATGAGCAAGTCGGACGTTGTGCCGTTGCGCCATGGCCGCTCGAGGAGCTCGAGCTCGGCAGTGCCGAAGAGGTCACCGGGTTGACCGCCGCGGATCCGCCGCCACTGGAACCGCGCCTCCGACAACACGGCCATGCGGAACCGAACCGCCGCGAACACCGCCGGCGACTGCTTGAATGCATAGTCGACGTAGGAGAGGAAGTCGCTCGCCGAACGCTCCTCGTGGCCTAACCATGACGATGTCCAGAGCGGCTCGGGGAGCTCCCAAAACGCCGGCTCCGACCAGCCTTTCGGCCGGGCCCGCCGGGCCGCCATCTTGTCAAGTAGACGCATCAGGGCGCCCCCACGCGCTCACGGTCGGCGTCGCGGCGCGTCGGCAGCGCGCGAGCGTCATCCCACCCGACCGCGAGCGCGGTAAGCGCCCACGCGACGAGCAGAGACACCGCGCCGGCAGCCCATCCGGCCGCGTACAGCACCGCGGCGAGCACCGTGAGAACGGGCCTCATGTCGCCCCTCTCACCAGTCAGCGAACGCGAACATTGGCTCGGTCTCCTCGACGGCGCCGCCGTGCTTCGCGACCCCATGCCACGCGAGGGTCGCGGCGACGAGCGGCGAGATGTCGATGTCGGATCGGCGGCGATGCCATGCCCACGCGTCCCCGAGAGGGCGTTTCCGGGCGCCCATGAGGGCGGTGTTGAGCTCGCGCTGCCCGAGGTGGCGGAACGCCGCCGACTCGACGACAGCCTCGTAAAACGCGCCGCAGGCTTGCGCGAGCTCGCGGCCAGACACGAGGTCGGGTTCGATGCCGCGCTCGAGGAGCTTCGGAATGAGCGACCCGGCCGAGCTCGCCGGGTCGAGCACCCACGCTCGCGGCTTGTGCCGGCGGTTGAGCTCGACGATCCGCTCGAGCAGCCACCCGGTACCGGGCCGGGCGTCGACGACCTCGACGTGGCCGAGCTCGTCGCTCTCGCGCCGGCCGGCGACCGCGATCGCCGCGGATGCCCGCTCCGGGTTCGCGTCGACGGCGAACACCAGGGGATCGACCACCCTCGAGCGCTCGTCGACCAGCGCGGCCCAACGGCGCATGTCGATGACGGTGTGCGCGGACGGGTCGAACCATATGCCGAGCCGCTCGCGGCTGAATGCGGCATCGTCCATTGCGTCACGTTCGGACTCGACGAATTCCTCGCTAATGCGGATGCCTAGCGCCGGGTTCGCTTGCGCCCACGCCGCCCGGTCGTCGAGGTCGGCGTCGACCGCCGCGGACCATTCGAAGTAGGCGAGCCGGCGCGCGTTGCCGGACATGCCGCGCTCACGCACCCGGCGGAGCTGGTCAGAGGTCTCCATGCCCGCGGACGAGGTGTACCAAATCTGCGGGTTAGGTCGCGCCGACAGTGTCGGCAACAATGCGGCCATGCCGTCACTACCGAGGTTGTACGCCTCGTCGAGGATGACCGTGTCACCGGTGAATCCGCGGCCCGATCCGGTCGAGCGAGCAACGAAACGGAGCCGGCCGCCGTTCGTGAGCTCGATGCCTTCCTCGCCGTGCGAAGTGCGTACCCGCCGAACCCGCTTCGATAGAAACCCAATGTTCTCGATGTGGTACAGCACCCGGCGGAACGCTTCTTGCGCCGTCTTGAATTCGTGCGCACTGTGCAGGATGAGCTGCTCGCCGAAGAGGAAGAGCCCGGCGAGCTCACGGGCCTCGAGCAGGGCGCCTTTCCCGTTCTGCCGCGGGACGAGGGTGCACACCTCGAACGCGGACCATTTGCCGTCGCTGCGCTCACCGAGGGACTCGGTGAGCACGTATGCCTGCCACGGGTCGAGGATGAGTCCGACCTGCAGGCAGAAGTCGACGGCCTCGTCGCCGGCCGAGCTCACGTAGGGCGGAACGTGCTCAACCCGCGGACGCTGCGCGCCGAGCGGCTCGTCGCTCGTTGAGATCGTCAACCGTGTCCCCCTCTATCTGTGGGGGCGCCTTAGCGGCCAACGAATCCATTGTTTCCCGCAATTCCCGCACTAATGCGGCCTGAAAGCGGTACGTTTCCGGACCCTGGTCAATTGACCGGGCCAATTCCTGGGCGGCGAGCGCGGCCGAACTCGTCCGCAATTCCTCGGGGAGTTTCGCTAAATCGCGGAGCACAGCCTTAAATACCGAGTCCCAATTCGGGGAATCGTCGACCTGCAATTCGCCCCCCTTTTAATTAATGCCCTCGCCGCTCTGGGCTATGGGGAGAGAAAAGAC